CCCGTTTTGGCTGTCTCCTCTGCGCTCCTCAGTGCGGCCAGCTCTGTGCGGAGGTCGTGATCGAGCGGTCTGATCGAGCCAGTGCCGAAGAGGTTGCTAGGGTCATCTTCCCACGACGGAGAGCGGACGTGCATCACCTCTTCCCACTGATAGCCCTTGCTCCCGTTGCCTGAGTCATAGAGGTATTCACTCGGCTGTCCGTCGCTCCAGGGCTTGACTGTGACGCGCTGAGGAATCATCCGAAGCAGGGCCATCGGCTCACCCTCTCCGGCGATCAACGCATACGCGTCGCCCGTCAAGACGTAGTCCACGATCTGTTGCTTCCTGAATAGCTGCGAAGATACGCGCGTGCTAGGCGCTGCGAGCAGGTCAAGCGCTGGATGAGAGTCAAGCCTCTCAGCGCTTTGACCGTGGCCCCTGACGGCTACCAGAGGCAGCCCAGAGAGGTCGCTGCTGATAGCGTCCATGCAGGCGTACACGTACGGGAAAGCCGCATAGGCGGACAGGGCGTCACCTTTCGGATACATCGGCGCGGCTGCCTGTGCTGCGGCATAGTCCGCACCCGCTACGAACTCGACCTCACCCGAAGGGAGGAGGCCTATCGACTTCAGCACTCGCGCAAGGAGTGTGGGTCGTACCACAATTGATTCATCCGACATGGTCGGACCGTATCAGAATCGGCACGATCTGTCCCGTATATTTCTCTATACGCTATCCGGCTTCAAACGTGGCGCGGTTGAGATGGTGCAGCGAATAGCGAAGCGCGTCCATGCAGTGATCATCTCGTTTGAGGGGTCGCTCCTTCTGGTCTGCCTTGCTGCGGCGCGTGTCCCAGACATAGCCCTCGATCTCTCTGATGACGTTGACGCAGTTCGAGTGCACGACGAGGTGAGGCCTACCCTCCGCGTCCGGTGCCAGCCTCTCAGCGACTGAGCTGATGCCAGCTCGGATCTCCTTCTTCGCCTCGACTGTCGGCATGTCGTGATCTCTCGCCATCGAGATACGCGACCCCCTGTCCTCCGGGTCTGCCACGATGACAGCCGGCTCACCATACTCGGCAAACATCTCGCGCAGCGCTGTGACGTGGCGTGATAGCGTCCACTCAGATTGTAGATGCTCGGCGATAATGTGCACCACGTCATCGGCAGGATCGACCGCTGCGAGCAGAGCCGCGAAAGGGTTGCGTACGCCGAAATCAATACCACATAGTCGCGCCCAGTCCTCTGGTACCTCGAAGGGCTCGACGACGTGTAGCTCTCTGCTCCAGTCCTGATAGACGCGGCCTTCGAGCTGCGTGAACTCACCACGGGCGCGGGCTGCCTTCTCATGGCTGCCATAGCTCGCGAGGATGGTCTCAAGCTCATCGCGTGGGATGTGGGGATTATCGGCACCGTGGATCCACTTGCACAGGCTCCCGGGCTCTGGATCCTTGACGAAGCGATCCCAAATCCACGTTAGCCCTCGCAGGGGTGTCATAGTGATCAGACACCGCCCCCGCTTATCCACGAGCCTCATCCGGGCCTCATTGAAGACGGCCTCATCTTCTGGGTCTTCATCGAAGAGAGCCGCGTCCCATGCGTCAGCCTGGAAGCTTCGAGCCCCCTGGTCTACCGTCTTGAAGAGCACGACGCCCCCGTTCGGTAGCTGTGCGACTGCCTCACCTGCTCCGTGCCTGTTCTTCCAGTAGGTACCCACCGGCAGGAACTGTTCGACCTTGGGACGCTGTACCCTGATCGATTCGTTCGAAGTCAGCGAGATGCAGCACACCCGGCCCGGCCTCTTGTAGATTGCATCCTCTGGGATGCCGTTGTCCTTCATCCACTTAGCGACGCCAGCGTTCCCACGCCCGAGAGCTATGGCCGCCGCTATCATGGCTCCTGCTTCCGACTTCCCGGAGCGGTTGCCACCCACAAGAAGACCCACCTTGACCCGCCGCTCCATCAGAGCCTGGACCGAGCGTTTTTGAGATGTGCGGGGGCTTGGCCTGTCCCAGAGTGCACGAAAGGCGAGCGGATAGAGCTCTAGAAGCCGCTGGAGCTTGATCGCGGCCTCATACCCTTCTGCTACCAGCTCGGAGCGCTCAGGAGCCATCCTCGCCCGCTTTGCCTGCCTTGAGTGCTTCGGCCACTTCTGCGACCTTTGCGATCAAGTCCTCGGCACCTTCGAGGCTGTCATCAGACGCGCCGACCTTGACCTCCTGCCGTGCAGAATAGTGGAAGCGGCGTTCCATGATCCAGGCGGCGCTCTGCCACTGTCCGCCCTCCGCAGCCTTCTGGATTCGCCCCATACACTGAGCCGCACATAGACCCTCAGCCGCCTTTACTGCTGCTGAGAATGCTGAGTAGATGCCATCCTCCTCCTCTGCTCCCTTTCTCATCCACAGGGTGTAGGTTGAGATGTCGATGCCTGCATAGGACGCGGCGAGCTTGTAGGTCAGACCCAGCCGCAGTCCATCGATAAACCGCTTCTGTGTCTCTGGTGTGAGCTTAGTCGGTCGTCCCATCTTCTCCCCCTATCGCATCGGTGAGCCTTGCCCTGATGATATCGCAGTAACTCGGCTCCATCTCAATCCCGATACACCGCACCCCCTCAAGCTCTGCGGCTACCATCGTCGTACCACTCCCCCCGAAGGTCTCCAGCACTACAGGCGGCACGCCATCGAGCGCGGGCGGACTCACGAGCCGCACAAGCCAGCGCATCAACCTGGAGGGCTTCACTGTGGGGTGGTAGTTCTTCACCTCCTTCTCTTTCCATCCGCCAGGACCGGCAGGACTCGTCGCGCTCTTGGAAGACAGGCTCTCGCACCCCTGCTCACGCTCTGACCGGCTGGGCTTCGGGCATGCGTAGATATTCGCGGGCCATCTGCCGAGGTCGCTTGACTGGCTGACTCGTGCATTTAGGGCTCCGCCCCAGGTGGATCCGTCTGCTGATGGTGTCGCGTTAGGATCTCCATCCTCCCACCTTTGTCCCGGCCCTGGCCATGCTGGATCCCCATACGCATACCGGCACCCGTCAATGTTCAGCACGCCCGTCCCCCATTCCAGACAGTTAGCCGCGACTGTGCCAGATAGCGGCTTGCGTGCCAGCACTGCGGGCTCGAATGCAGGCTTGAGCGCTGTACCATAGCCCTCGAAGCGCTGAGCGTCGGGGGTTGCGGGTGCGGTTAGGTCATAGCTTCCAGGGCTCGTATTCATCCGGGCAGAGTCGCCCGCCTTGCTGTCTGGCCGGTTCCACGATTCGCCGCGCCCCACTACCTCCCGCTCGGCCCCATGCAGCGCATCGATCGCCTTCGACGCGTCGAGGCTCTTCGGGAAGCCTTGCCACTGCACCCAGCCTATCTGGTCGCGTATCTCGAAGCCTGCATCCTCGACTGCGACGGTGAGCCGGTGAATCGTCCTGGTCGCGGCGAAGGCTATCAGGTGCCCGCCGGGCTTCAGGACTCGAAGACACTCACGCGCCCAGTCCTCACCCGGCACGGCCACATCCCAATTCTTAGACATGAAGCCGATTCCATAGGGCGGGTCGGTGACGATGGCGTCGACGCTGTTCTCCTCCATGCCTCGCATCGTCTCGACGCAGTCGCCACAGTGCAGGACATGCCGACCAAGCTCGATCACGTCTCCGGCTTGCGTGATGGCTGGCACCTCTTCGGGCATCGAGTCCCAGTCGACCTCATCCTCTGTCATGGGTTCAGGCTGCGGAGGGTTTGCGGCTTCAAGGATTCGATCAAGCTCGTCCTCATCCCAGCCGAGCCCGCCGAGGTCCATCCCATCCTGCTCAAGCTCTGCAAGGACCTGCCCCAAGGTCTCGTCGTCCCAGGTTGCAATCTCGCCGATCTTATTATCCGCCAGGGCGAGCGCTGAGGCCAGCTGCTCGTCTATGTCGAGGAAACGGACTGGCACGTCGTCCAAGCCCAGCCTGAGGGCCGCTGCGAGCCTCGTGTGCCCTGCTATGACTCTACCGTCCGCAGTCCTCGCGACAATGGGCGACGCGAAGCCGAATCTCTCGATAGACTTCGCGACCTCGTCGATCGCCGCTTCATTGTGCCGGGGGTTCTGATTCCACGGCGTGAGACTGCTGGGGTCTACATAGACCGCCGCTGCTTCTTTCTTCATGATGTGTCGCTCCTCTCTCTGGATTATTCTGCTGGGTCCTCATCGACTGGCGCGTGTGAGGCGCACACCTTGCCACAGTAGTGGGGCGGCGAGTCGTCGTAGTGCTTCCACTGCATCCCACACCATGCGCACTTGGCGACGATGTAGTCAGGCGGAGCCTCGACTGCGGGCTCTGGTGCGGGCTTAGCGGCTTTTGTCGTCTTCTTCTTCGAAGGCATCTTCAATCTCCCATGCTGTGTGCCAGTAATAGTTCCGTCGCTTCTTGACCACGATCGACATCTCGCCGTCCCTGTTCAGGGTCACACCAAGATCATAAGGCATGCGGTGATCTCCCCAGTGCAGAACCTCAATATCAGCCAGATATGAGAACAGGCCAGAGTAGTCCATGATGGGGCGAGACTCTAAGACCTCGCGCACCTTGACGGGTGGCTGTGGCTGCGGTGTCGGCATGCTGTCCATCCTACACCTCCACGCCGAAGTGTGCACGCCTACCGCGCGACCTCAGCCTCTCATAGTCTTCTGGCGTCATCGTCTCCTCTGCTGCACATCGCGGATTGTCGCGGTCTGTGCTGTACACGGCAATAAACCCCGGCACCTTGCGCGCGTCTGCTATCGCCTGGACGATGCTGTAGCTCTTCTGGCTCTGTGAGTAGAGCTGACCCTTCGGGCACACGCATGCAGCGGTGTGGCTGTCGCACTTGCGACGACTGCCCGGCGCATGGTGGTGGACATAGAACCATCGCCAGCCAGTACCGAGACAGTCAGGGCAGCCTTGAGCCCCTCTCTCCTTCTCCTCTGTCGTCCGCGTCATCTCGCACAGCGTGAGGAAGTCGGCGAGGCTGGGACGGAAGCTCTCAGACCGTATCCAGGTCTGTGCGCCGAGCTTAATGGCCTCGACGCTCAGGTGTGTCGTCTCCGCGTGCCACGTGTCAAGGATGCGGTCTACCCAGACCTCCGGCTTGCCCTGCCCCTTGACGCTGTGAGCGATGAGGTTGAGAGCCTGCCTTAGCGGGCCTCGTGTCGGGTGGTATTCGCTCATAGTGTCGCTCCTTGCGCTTCCGACGCCCTGACGGGCTGAGGCTTCAGCCAGTACATTCCGCCGCGCACAGCGTATCCCCAGAGCCCATCCCAACCGCGCATCGCAGGCATAGGGTACAGATGGCCTATCCCGACCAGTGTCTCCGCCCTACCAGCGACAAAGGCCTCAACGGCTGCGGCTCTTGTGGTGGCCCTTGTCTTTCCCAGCTCGCTAACTGTTCCTGTCTCTGCAATTTTAACCATTAGAATCCAGGTGCTCATGCTGCCATCCACTTTGCAGCAGCGCGGGCGGGGTTCTTGTAGTGCTTGCTTGCCTTGCCGTATGCGCAGCGCAGCACGCCGTTTTCCCAGAATCCGAAGATCGTGTATCCGTCGAGCGTGGCGACAGCCCCCCGATCGTTGTGGTCGTTGCGGTACTCGGTAGGTCCGTTGTTCTTGCTGCTCATGGTGTCGCTCCTTCGGGGTGGTGCCCCCTGTTGACTTCTCAAGTCTTAACCAGTGCACACCTTATTACAACAGATAAAGCAAAGATATTTCGGCAGTGCCTCGCAGTGCAGCGAATAGAGGACGATCACTTCATCGACCTCTGATACTCATCCCAGGAGCAAGAGGCGCGCGCGGTGTTCTCGATGACTGTCAGCTCAGGTCTCTGAGACCCTCCGACCATCTCGCGGATCTGCGCCTCTTGCCTTTCCTTGTCTGCCCATATCTGGCGCTCCTTCTCAGCCTGTGCGGCCTCCCACTCTATCCGGATGCGCTCTTGCTCCTCTGGGCTCAGCGGCTCGCTCCTCGTGCTCTCTGGGGCATCCTGGAGCGCCTCTGCCTCCTTCTGAGCGTGGGTCTGGTAGTTGTCATGCCGTGAGGGTCTGATGAAGGTGTCGAGGTCGTATCCTTGACGAAGTGTGATCGCCATCTCAGACGTCGAGGTGTGCCACCACTTCCACGCATGGAGGATCTCCTCCTCTGAGTATTCCTTCAGCCGAGAGCCGAGCTGTCTCCGTCTGTTCGCTGTGAGCTTCAGGGCTCGCGCTCTTGAGCCTCCGTATCTGCTGCGCATCTCGCAGAGCTTCTCGAAGCAGATCGCGACCTTGTCGATCTTCTCTTCTTCGTCCTTCTCTGGCTCTGGCTCTGAGAGCTCTTCTGGCTCATCTATAGGCTCGTCCCCCGTGGGGGACTTATGGGGGTTTGTGTGATCTTCATCTGTGTAAACTTCACTGTGTATATTAGGGGGACAATTTGACCCCGGTACTGGGGACAATTTGACCCCGGTACTGGGGACAATCTAACCCCGGTGACAATCTGACCCCGG